ATAAAAAAAAGAGAGCAAGCTCTGTGAAACTTGCTCTCCGTCGGACATGAGTGCTTGTGAGGAACCAAGTCCGACAACTTGTGGTAGATTTGAAAATAGATCACAGTTCCTCACGAGATCATTCCAAATGCAATCAAAGTGCCAAGTGAAAATCCAATGAAATCTGAGTGCTAAAACTTAGGACTATATAACTTTTAGTTGGTCGGTGACAATTAAGAGCCATTTTTAAGCTTTTCGCGCTCATTATTACAGATAGCTCGGTACTTCGTTTTCATTGGCTCGGGGATTACTTCTAGCGTGTTCCTGATGAGTTCATATTTACGCTCTCTTACTAATCTTCTAAACCAACGTTCAAGCGTTTCAGCTTCTTGCCAAGAAAGAGCCTCATCTTTGATAATCACGGTCATAGACTATGTCCATTTTGTTTAAATTACACTTCGACCGAAAACAAACACTATTTCGCAGTCCGCGCCAGCGTTGTAGTTGTTCCCGTTCCCGTTCCCTGTGGATATCCATATATCCCCCACATAGCCTCTGCGATGGTTATAAAACTTATTAGAGGGTTTTCAACAAAGGTCGGAAGTTCTTATATGGAGTTGTGGATAACTTTTTGTCCAATGCAAAACGCATTACTTATTATGCATGATGTGAATAAGAAAAACGCTGCCGAGGGAATGTCATTCATGTGGGGAACTATTTAAGCTAGGAAAAGGGCACGCTCAGCTTGTCTACGTCTGATAAGTCCTTGAATGACATTGCCTCGGCACTTATCCCATAAGAGAATCGCGTTAGCAGCTCCTTCAAAGTCTCGAACATTAATCTTTTCTAATAGGGTCGATTCTTTAAGATGCCCAGCCCCTTCATTGAAGGTGAAACAGACGAGAGCGGAAAACTGATTCGACGAAAGCGGAACTGTGACCAGGTGCGAAACGAGGCTTTCTGTAACTTCAAGATCCTGAGTGAGCCATTTATCAGCGAGCTCCTCAGTGCAAGTGGTATGAGGACCGACGCCGCTGATATGCCCATATCCGCATGTCCAGACGTTTCCTGAGTCGAGATAGGCCCTGAGCTTAAGTCCCTCGAACTCTTTCAGTAGCGCCAATCCTAGAGGATTTATAGAAGCCATGGCGTTGGGCTTCCATTGATGACGAGCAGGACGGTGAAAACTATTGCCAATAGTACGAATAATGCGAGCCAGGTCCATTGTGCTGCGTTAAACCTCACCGATTAACTATATCCGTGCGGATATCGCTTGTGACATGCTCAATTTCCGACCTGCTCGTGTCATAGCACCATTGGCTAAATGCCTGTATATCGGGTTGGGATGTCGCCCAATAGTTTACGAGTTCGGAGGGAAGCTTCTGAATGTGCGTTCCATCTGGCTCGATACAATCACCGAGTCCTAATCCGTTCAAAATGCAAATTTCCATAGGAGGCGGGACGCTATTCCTACAACTAGCTAGGAGTAACGCGGGGATTAGAAAGAGCCTTCTGCCAAGCTTGAGCTGCCGCAAAACGCTCGTCATCGGTCGTAGCTGCCGACGAAAGAGCCGCGGCATCGGAAATTGCACTAAGGGTCTGGTTATTTGCACGCTGGCAATACCAAAGAGTGACGCTCGCAGCGACGGTTTCAATAAAACTAGTAAGTGAAGGAATCGCCGCGAGCGCCGAGAGAATTGTGGCAACACTCATTGTCCGCCAATGCCAGGATCTTTCACGCCAAGACCCGTAATGACTTTCACAAGGCCCGCGACCGTCCCGCTTGCGCCCGGTACAAACATACTCACAACTTCAGCAGTCGCCAAAACCGCGACCGCAACTGACTGCCAATTCAAGGTTAACCATGCAACCATTTTATTCTCCTTTTTAAAGAAATAGTGAATTCACAATATAAAATTATCTTTACAAGCTATAGAAAGTCTACTTATTCTTTAACAAAGTTAAGAAAAGGAGAAGAAATGAAAGAAAAAATGGAAGAAGAAGTCTTATTCCCTCAGACCAAAGAAGCACTAGACGCTTTCGTAGCTGAAGTCATCAAGCAGGGCAATCTCCCGGACAATGAACATACCTATGAAGCGATCGCAACTAAGATTCTGCATACGAATCAGGAACGCGATAGTGCACCGTACTCCTATTTCATCAGATCAGTCAGAAAGCAGATTGCCAATAAGATAGCTTATGACGCTTGTATAGCATTCGCAGAAGCGAGGAAAGCCGAAGAAGAGGCTCAGAAAGCGAAGTTAGAGCTCGTACCCCAGGAGTCTAGCACTGTTGAGCCAGCACCCCTTCAAAACGCCTGAGTTCAAAGCTCTTTTTAGGAAATGGAATGAAATCCTAAAAAAAGACGGCTTTCAAGATGCTGAAGACTTCAGCCTTCCAGATCCTCCGCTGAAATGCTGGAACAATGAAAAATGGCTCACTGAGCAAGCCTGCGCTAGAGGGTTGGACAATAGTACCTATTATGAAATGGCGTGTCACATTCTTCATACTTTTCGGTTTAAGAGCGAAAGAGAGCGCATGATTTGGTCTCTTCACTGTGAAGGAAAGCCCGTGCGTATAATCGAAAAGGAGCTCCGTTTCTGGCTCTGGAAGGGAAATAAATCTAGGATCCATGAAATCATCATGCGAATTGAAATAGAATCGGGCATGAAATGACGGACAGCGTAAGAATTATTGTCAGAACTCCCATGCCCGAGGATCTTAATTTCATTTTAGCGACCTGGCTCAAGGGCAACTATTTCGGAAACTCTAACTCGAAAAAGATCGCGCCAGAAAAGTATTATCAAGAAGAAGCAGAACGCATCACCGGACTCCTCGCCCTCCCAGGAATAGACGTTTCAATTGCCTGCGACGAATCCAAACCCGAATGGATCGCAGGATTCAGCGTAACACATAGCGGTACGATACATTGGATATATATTAGAAAGTACTTTAGAAAACAAGGGATTGCGAAGTTACTGCTAAAAGACAAAGACATTAAATCGTTTTCAGCAATCACGAAAATCGGTAAAGCGATTGCGGAAAAAAAGGGCCTAAATTTCAGGCCATACTAGAGGAGAACACATGACAGAACCGTTTAAGACTGTTGCGGATGTAAAAGGGCAAGCGAAACGAAAGACCTTGGCCGAACTCTTTAATGAGCCGTGCACTATCGCCATTGATCGAACACTCATGCATCAGGGCTTCCAGATCCCCGGCGGCAGCACCGAAAGCTCCCTTTCGGGTCATAGGCCCGGCACGCGCGGGCTCGAACTCGTCTATCACCCCGGTTATGGCTTGATCGGCTTTCTCAAAGGCAAATACTTCCTAAGCCCATCTGCTAACGTAATCGTGGCGCATGAGGTCTAAGGCACAATATTAACAAATGCTTAACTATTAAAATATTGCATGGCAGCATTAATAGGAAGACCGAAGGGATCGCCTAATAAGTCCAGTGCGAGGGTGGACTTAACTTGTGAGATCAGGGGTTATAGTTCGATTGACGCAATGATCGATGCCGCTGAGATCGCTTTAGCGAGATTCATAGAAGACACAGAAAAAGAAAACACAGGAAGAATCAGCCCGATGGAAAGTAATGCCTGCGAATATCTGAAGCTTTATGTGAAGATCGCTTCTGATATCGCTAATTTCATTCACCCTAAACGCAAGGCAATAGAACACACTCAGCTTGATGTAACGAAAGACATGAGCCCAGAACAAAGGCTGACTGCCATGAAACATGCAGTGGCAATGCTGGAGCTCCAAGTAAAGAAGCCCGATGGATCAGGAACTCCTTGATGCTCTTACAATTGAAGCCATTCGGATCACGGCTAAGCCAAAGTTCTGCCTTGAAGAATTCCTTTTCAAAGAACAGCTTGCATTAGCGAGAGATCCTGCAAAGTTTGCTACTGCCGTTTGTTCCGTAAGAGCCGGTAAAACAATAACCTGCGCCGCAGACATGATCGATACATGTCTGACGAAGCCTGGAACGGTTTCGCTTTATATCACACTCGCGAGAAGCTCTGCTAAGCGGATCATTTGGCCTGAGATTCACAAGATCAACAGAGATTTCCAGTTAGGAGGTATTCCGAATGAGTCAGACCTTAGCTTTCGGTTTCCGAATGGTAGTATTATTTATTGCTCTGGCGCTAGCGATAGTACTGAGATCGAGAAGTTTCGAGGTCTTTCTAACGTGGCTCTTGCGTATATCGATGAAAGCCAAGCGTTTCGCTCTCACATCAAAGAACTGGTCGAAGAAATTCTTATCAAGCGCCTCTATGACACGAATGGAAGGCTACGGCTTATTGGCACTCCTGGGCCTATCCCTTCTGGCTATTTTCATGATGCTTCTGTTTCGCCACAGTGGTCTCATCATGCCTGGACACTTCACAGTAATCCATGGATAGAAAAGAAATCAGGCTGCACAGTTGCGCAGCTTATTGCTCAGGATTGCGCTAGGAAAGGGGTAGGGCTTGATGATCCTTCAATTCAGCGTGAATGTTTTGGCAGATGGGTACTCGATTCGCATAGCCTCTTACTCGAATACAAAGTGGATAAAAACGACTACTCCGCACTCCCTCGAGCTGACTATACCTACATACTCGGTATGGACTTCGGATATGAAGACGCAGACTCTTTCTCAGTCCTGGGTTGGGCTCATGGGTCTCCAAACACTTATCTGGTCGAAGAATTGATTTCCCATAAGCAAACCTATGAGCAAATGGCTCAGAACTTCGAGAGTCTTTATAAAAAGTATCCGTTCGTTAAAGTGGTTGCGGATCCTGGAGGCGGTGGTAAAAAACTCATTGAGTCATTGAAAGCTCGCTATCTAGTGCCCATGGAAGTGGCAGACAAACAAGGAAAGATCGCAAATTATGGACTACTCAACAATGCTCTGCGCACTGGTAAATTTTATGCGAAGAGAGATAGCAGATTCGCCCAGGATTGTAATCTTCTTGAAAGAGACAAAGACAAATCCACGCCAGATAAAACAATTGTCAAAGGACATTCTGATGCAATCGACTCCACTTTATACGCATTTAAAGAAAGTCCTGCTTATGGATATGTCCCGCCCATCGAAAGGCCCAAAACAGGGTCTCAAGAATGGGCAAAAGAACAAGAAGAAAAGATGCGAGAAATATTGTTCAAACAAATCAGCGAAGAGCAAGAAGCGGCAAAAAGCTGGGAAACAGGGATAGAGAGATATTACGAATGAAAACAGCCTTACTTAGCGCACTCTATCTTGATCGACCTGGTGATATGCAAAGAACGACAAAGTGGCTTGAGTTTCATAAGCCTTTGTTTCCGAATGTGGACATCTGGTTTGTGGATAATGCGTCCGAGTGTGGAATGGTGAGCTACATTGAACAAGCGCATAAAGTGAACGTGATTAGATTCGCTCAGCATCTCCCAAAAGGCGAAGGATTCTTAGACTATCCTTATTGTTGGCGTGCACTCTGGTTCGTCAGGTATTTGGTCGAGAATGGATACGAGAAGATTATCAATCTCGACACGGATTGTTACATCGCGAGTAAGAGATTGTTAGACCATATCCATGCTGGGACCCAAGGATGGGAAGCTTTTTGGATTCCGAAGTATCGCTTCCCGTCTTCGGAATGCCATATTATCAATCCTCATGGGATTCAAGATTTTATGCATTACACAAATGAGTCATGGAAGTCTAAAGTTGGTCAGCTCATGGAAGACGCGCTTCCGTTCACCTATGTGAATCGGTGGTTTAAGATAGATCGGTTTGGAGAGGATAAGACTCCTCAAACGCCAGATATGGACGGCTATTTCCAAGCGAAGCCGGATCAAGACATTCTGTTTGACATGGAAGGACTCGCCGCAAAGCGTCGATGAACTTATCCGCTGTCATGCTGGCCACAGATTGCTCCCATTGTGGAAAGACGCGATGATCACCCTCACGAAAGCCGGAGAAGTAGGTTTGATAATAACGGTTGGGGACGTTCAGGTCTGGCTCAATAGCGATGAACCGATAACTTTGACCGCCGTGTCTTATGGGGGCAATGTGAATCGGATCGACGAGAGTATAGCCTGCGATAATGTGTGCATCAGTCGAACCGGCCACGTGCACAAGCCCTCCATCCATCCCCACAAGGCACGCGCTTCCTGCGATTACCGCTGCCGCCTCTAACATTGTTGTCTTATTCACGAGATTAATTCCCTTGGAATAATCAATCGGAATGATCTTAGCTTTAATGGCAAGTTTGTTGTAGCCTGCTTCTGATATTTCCTTACCCAAGAATACGGGTATGTAGCCTAGTCTCAAAACATAGCCTATAACCGCGTTAATAGTTTCTACGGGCATTTGTTTGACTGGTTCTGATGCCGTCGTGACTATGCAGACGTATTTCTCAGGCAGGAAGAACTTACCTATTTTGATCTCATTGGGCCTGATCTGAAGGTAATTTTTATCTTTCAATCGGTATATATGCCGATCCGCAAGCATATGAAAGCCGTAGTCAACTGGATGAGTTCTCATGCAGCTATGGTCCGTACGCCATGCGGTTGTTCTTCCATGAAAATCAGCTCTCCATTTGGACTTGAGACTGTATGGATTGACGATTGATCCCCGCAGGAGCACATGCTTCGCATACTCAAGCATATAATCTGGAACATAAGTATGGAATGTTACATGGGAATGATGCTTGATGCAGTGATCGACAGCGACGAGTTGTCCGACTAGATCGCCCATGCCTCCGTCTGCGAGGAGTAAATTCATTCCGATTTTGATTTCCATTTCTATTTTTTGTCACAGAAACGATCAAAAATCACATCGTTTTGAGCAAACCGGACAAAAGAGCATTTGAAAGTGGAACTTCCTTATCTCAAAAGAAAGAATGCTGGCGGTGGTAGTGAGCCAATCGAGCGACAAGCTGATGAGACTCATCCAGGCGCACTTTTAAGCATGGTTTGGGATGAGCTGGAAGATGCTTATCATCGAGGCGATCACCAAGGTTTTATGTCCGCAATCCGAGCATTTACGCTCATGACCAAAGACTCCGAGGAATAATTAAATATGCCCCTTGTCAAAGGAAAGTCTCACAAGGCTTTTGTCCATAATTTGAAAGCCGAGCTTCATGCCGGTAAACCCAAAGATCAGGCTTTAGCCATTGCTTACAGCGAGAAGCGCCAGGCTGAGCACAAGATGGCAGAAGGCGGAGAAGTCCATGATGAATCTGAAGACTTGATGCCGCATGTGATCTCGGAATTGTTTGAAGCCATTGAAACCAAGAATAAGCAAATGGGCATGGATGCTTTGAAAGCGATCATTCTTCATGTGCTCGATGAAGATCAAAACCAAGAGGAAATGGAATCATGATGACTGCAAGTCAAATGTCCGCGGCGATTAGGGCCAAAAAGAAAGCCATGGAAGAAGAGAAGAGCGGAGCCGTGAAGCTCTCGGGCATTCCTGAAGATGCAACCGATATCGACATTCTGAAGCAGCATGAAGCTACAGACGCCATGAACGAGAACATGCCGAAAGATCATGATGAAGAACCAGAGCTCGGAGCTGAACGCGCAGCAGAAATGCGTCAGGATATGCCCGAACTCGTAGCACCGGATCCTAAGCAGATCAATCAGCCGGAAGATGGCGAGCGCGAGATGCGTAATGCCAAGATCCGCAAGATGATGGCTAGGATGATGAAATAATGGATCTGAAAGAGATTAAGAAAATCACGTCTTTTGCTCAGAAGCATGGCGTAAAGATGCTTTCGTTCGGAGATTTCAAGATTGAATTCCATGAAGACACTCCGATTCAAATGAAAGCCCCTAAGCTTGTCAGGGTTCAGGAAGAGGCTCAAGTTCCGAAAACTCCGCAGGATCCTTCTCTCCAAGAGATCAATGACTATATCTACGGCAATCAGGTGACTGGGTGAAACGCTACAGGACCAAGATTTTGTGCCGTGGTTGTAAAGGCGAGCAAGATATGTCGTTTGATGCGCGTTCTAAGTTTGAGCCGATTAGATCAGAAATTGAATGCACTCTTTGCGGAAGTACACTTGAGGTCTGGGTCAAGCAAGGAATGCTAAAAAGGCAGCTCCTGACTAAATGCAATCTTCTTAAGCATACTCAAAAACTCTTAGACATCTTAGATGCGAAGGTGGTCAGTGCCTAAAATCACTCCGAAAGACGATAAGAAGCCTAACCGAGAAGGTCAAAAAGAGCGAAAGACCATCGTTGCTCAAACCACGGACAAAACTAAGCTTCCGATCCAGAGCTATCAATGGCAATACGCTCAGAATGACCATGATTTAGCGTTTCAGCTCATTTCGACGGGTAATTATCTTCAGAAAACTCAGCAATATAGGGTCAAAGGCGCATCTATCTTTAGCCGAATCTATTCAGGCAAGGGGCTCATGAACTATGCGCTTAACTCTAAGATCCTAGATACGTCCAATCAGTTGCCCGTTCGGCGGCCGACCATGAATGTAACTCAATCCTGCATTGACACACTTGTCTCTAGAATCACGCAAGCCAAGCCAAAACCTACATTTTTAACTGAAGAAGGCTCATACAAAGAACAAAGCCTAGCCAAGCAATACAATGCTTTTATTGCAGGCGAGTTTTATAGAAACAGAGCCTATGAAAAAGGCACAATGTGTCTAAGAGATTCTTGCGTGTTTGCCGATGGATTTCTCAAGGTTATCGAAAAGAACAATAAAGTTGCTTATGAACGAACTCTTGCGACAGAACTTTTCGCCGATAAAGACGATTCTTGGTATGGTGATCCTAGAACTTTAATTCAGTTCAAGCTTTCGGACAGGGCCACAGTCGCTAATACTTGGCCGGATGCTAAGCTTCAGATCGCAAAGGCGAGCAAAGCTTATGTTGATGGATCTGGGGAAAGCTCTGAGACCATTTCCGATCAGATCATTCTAGTTGAAGGATGGCACTTACCGTCTGGCGAAGGCGCTGGAGATGGCAGGCACGCTATTGTGTGTTCTGATGGCGTGATCTTTGACGACAAGGAATGGGATAAAGAAACATTCCCGTTTGTAAGAATGCCTTTCAATCCGCATTCTGTCGGATGGTTCAGCCAGGGCCTAGTTGAGCAGCTTATGGGCACGCAACTCGGGATCGACACATTGTTAAGAACAATTAGCGAAGCAATTAACATTGTTGGCGTTCCTATGGTTTTCATAGACGAATTATCTAAAATCGTAGAAGCGCATCTTAACAATCGGATTGGGAATATCGTTAAATACCGGGGCACGATGCCGAGCTTTCAGACGCCTCCTTGCATTGCGCCCGAGATGTACGAACATTTGATGCGGCTGATTGGCTTTGCTTATCAGATTGCGGGAATCTCCCAGCTTGCGTCTGGTGGGGTGAAGCCTCCTGGCTTGAATTCAGGAGAAGCTCAGCGCGTATTTCTAGACAATCAAGATGACCGCTTCGCAAGTCTAGAGCAGCGTTACAATGACTTCTATATCGACCTGGCTTACCAAACGATGGATAAGGCCCAAGAAATCTGTGAGCGCGAAGGAAGCTATTCAACCGTCTATCCTAGCGAAGATGGAACAAGATTGATCGAATTACCAAAGGCCGGCGTTCTAAAAGATACCTACGTTATCCAGTGCTACAACGAATCTTCTCTCCCGCGGGATCCTGCTGGAAGATATGCGCAGCTCGCCGAGCGCCTCGCTTCAGGGATTATCACGCTAGAAGAGTTCCGAGCACTTGATAACTTTCCTGACCTGAAAGAAAGCGACAAGCTCGGTCTTGCCCTAAGAAACCGCATACTCAAGATGCTGAGTGATATCGTCGAAGATGGGAAGAAGCCAGCTCCAGATGTCTTTATGCTCGATCCTACGGATTTGGCTACAACTTTGGCCGTTCAATACATCAATGTTTATTCAAATGCGAAGCTAGAAGAAAAGAAGATGGATCTTCTTAGAAACTTCGTCGTTCAGATCCAGACTTTGAAACAACAAGCTGTTCCTCCGCCTGTCGTAGCTCCAACTGTGCCTGTTCCACAGGGACCTAATGCAGCTCCTGCGCCCGCACAAGCTCCTGTTCCACAAAGTGTCGTATCTGCTCAATAACCAAGAAGAAACAAACCCCAAGAAAGGGATGATTCATGCCTACTATTTCGCCTCAAGCCCGCGTTAAAATTGGAAATAATCAAGAAGTTACTGCTCCAGCTCGCCAAGTGATTCATGCTTCAACGGGCATGACTGCGCCCAAGACTTCTGAGCAAACCGGACAAAATAGCATTCCTGTAGAGACAGTAGCGCCAGCAGTGACGCTTTCTCCACAATTGACCGCTTTGTCCCGAAAACAGCAGAAGCTCCAGGCAGAGATTGAAGCGTTTAAGGCGCAGAGGGAACAATTCGAGAAAGAAAAGGCAGACTACATTCCGAAAAGCTCTTTTAAGACTAAGATGCAGCAAAATGCTGGCGAAGCCTTAAAGGATCTGGGTTCGGACTATGAGGAGATCACCCGTCTGCTTTTAGAGCAGCAAAACGGAGCTGATCCGATCAAAGAGCTCAAATCTGAGCTCCAGCAACTCAAAACCTCTCAAGAAGAATCAGTCAATAAACAATACGAGGCTACTCTTAAGCAATACAAGGCAGAGGTAACATCTCTTGTTGCTCAGGATCCGAAAGCCTTCCATCTGATCAATAAAAAGAATCAGCAGGAAGCGGTTGTCCAGCATATCGTCGATACTTGGAAGGAAAATCCTGACAATGTTTTAACGGTAGCTCAAGCAGCAAAAGAGATTGAAGAATTTTTAAGAGATGAAGCCAAACAAGCCGCATTGGATCTTAAGGAACTTGAGACTCCAGCAGAAGAAACTCAGCCGGCAAAGAAGACACTCCCGCCTCCACAGAGACAAGCTCCAAAAACACTAACACAATCGATCGAAACAACTCCGCAGAGGAACTTCGGTCAATTTCAACACCTAAGCCCCAGAGATCGAATCGCACAAGCGATCGCTCGCGCTTCTAAGTAAAGACATTTGTCCTTATTTCTAAGCCTGGATGCTTGGAAAAAAGGAAATAAAATGTCGTTTACAACGCCACAATACTCCAACAGTACTGATAACGTTCAAGTGCTGAAGGAACTTTATACTGATGATAGCTGGGTAATGAAGGATCTCGTGTTTGCGGGTAATCCCGCACTCGCGCTTTTGCCTAAAGACGAATCTGCCGACGGAATGGGGGGCAAAAGTTTCCCGGTCCCGTTGCTCTACGGTCCTCCGGCTGGACGTTCCGCGACTTTCGCTACGGCTCAGAGCAATCAAACTGCTCCTAGCCTCGGCGAGTTTTTCGTAACGACCATCTCGAACTACCAGCTTGTTACAATCGATAACCGTTTCATGGAAGCGACACGCACAAACGTGTCGGCGTTCATGGATGGCGCGACGATGAACGTGAATTCCGGTATCACGAATATCACGAATGACTTGGCTCACGATTTGTTCAACGACGGCTCAGGCTCTCGTGGAACTTATGGGTTGGGCAATGGTTCGATCACCTCTGGTGTCATCACTTTGGATTCGGCTGCTTCGGCGGTTCAGTTTGAAGTGGGCATGAGCTTGGTCAGCTATTCGGTGAGCGGCACTACTGCTACACAGTCAACTACTGGGGCGATTGGCTATGTGATCGCGGTTGACTATGATCTTGGGACTGTGACTGTCGCCGCTACTCAGGGCGGGGCGGCTGCTACTCCTACTAACTGGAGCGTTAGCTTCCCTTACCTTGCTGTGCAAGGTGACGTGAACTTTGCTTCGCAGGGGCTGAGCTCGAGTCTGATGCTGAAGCTTGCTGGATTTGGAGCTTGGATTCCTGCTGCTGCGCCGGGATCTGGTGACTCTTTTTTCGGACAAAATCGTTCTAGCTCTGTCACTCGTTTGGCTGGGAACCGTTTCAACGGAGCCAGTGAAACGATTGAAGAAGCTCTGATTGATGCTGCGGCTCTCGTTGCTCAAAACCGTTCTTCGGCTGGGTATCCGGATTACTGCTTCATGAACTTCACGTCATATGCCGCGCTGATCAAAACGCTCGGCTCTCGCGTGCAGTATGTGGACGTTAAGCATGATGAAATTGATATCTCCTTCGAGGGGATTCAGGTAATCACTGCTTATGGCAAGGTGACGGTCCTCCCGGATCGTAACGTCCCTGCTCAAACTGCGTTCTTGATCTGCATGAAGACCTGGAAGCTCAGGACTTTGGGACGCGCTCCTAAAATCCTGATCTACGGATCTTATGACTCGAATCAGGGACTGCGCGTCGGGACGGCAGATGCCGTTGAAATCCGTATCGGATATTACGGAAATCTGACTTGCAATGGTCCAGTAGCTAATTGCTATATCAGTTTAGCTCAGTAAGTTGTCTCCTAGGCTCATGGATGAGCCACCTCGTAAGGATCTCGGCCTTAAAACGACTGAGATCCTTACTTTTTTGCTGTCTCTTAGCTCAGCGGTAGAGCGTCGCCCTGTTAATGCGAATGTCCTTGGTTCGATCCCAAGAGAGACAGCCAATTAAAACCGGACATAAAAGCATTCTAGTAAAGGATCATCCTTTTCAAGCCCCTGGAGTATAACGCTAACTCCCTGGGTTTATACGCGGCGTTAAAGGATGTTTCATGTCGACAACTTTCATCAATCGGGGCCATTTCTATGCGCCTCACGTTAAGCCTGTTCTCATTGATTGCCATTTTCAGGTAAGCCATACCGATTCGTCCGGTCTTGGTATTGTGGCTGGAAGTTTGAAAGGCCAGGGAGTTTCGGCGGTCTATATGGAGACCAACGAAAGCTCGCCTGCTGGTTCTCCTAGTCCTCAAGCGGGCTATATTGTCGTTAAACTTGCGGACAATTATCAAACACTTTATGGTTTTGAATCGGCTTTCCGATCTCCTCTAACTGGAACTCCTATCTTAGTCGCCAGTGCGGGCGTCACGGCTGCGGATAGCTATGTCATTACCACGGTAGGTACAACGACCTATGCAGGATGGGTAAGCCTTGGGATGCCTCCTGGCATTACTCCAGCGGTTGGCGTGGCATTCACGGCAACAGTTACGGGTACGGCGTCAGGAACGGGCGCGGTGCAGCTTATTGCGGCGACTGGATCGACTTGTAACCATATCGAGATTCTAGGCGATCCGATGACGACTCTCAATCCGGTCCCGGTGGGCGGAAGTCCAAACGTAGGCGGTTGGATTACGCTTGCGTGCTTCGGATCGACTGGCTCGTCTGGAGTCAATGCAATCCAAGCTCCTGCTGATCTGACTTGGGTCTATCTCCAGTTCTATCTCAGTCAGTCAAGCGTCGTTGTTTTAGGCGAGTAATGAATTGAGGGGCTGGGATTCGTCCTAGCCCCATTTTTTCAAAGGGAGTACATGTCAGCACCCTCTGCTCCTGTTGCAAGCACTGTCATTCTTCAAACGGCAAATGGAAATAATCTTATTTCCTGGCCCATCATTTCAGGGGCCACGTCTTATCTAGTCCAAAGATCGAGAGATGGCGTGAAGTTCTGCGCACTTGCTACGGCAACTGTTAACAATTATTTAGATTCTACCGGGCTGATCGGAGTTCTCTATTATTATCAAGTAGCTGCCTCTAACATCTCAGGGACGTCTGCTTATACCGCGTCAGCACCTGCTAGCATTGTCCCGTGTTTACCAGGACAGATCAATCTCGGATATCTCAGATATCAAGCTCAGCTTAAATCTGATCAGTTAAATGCAAATTTCCTGACGATGGATGAATGGAACATCAACATAAATAAGAGCATGTTTGAGCTCTTCGATGTTCTCGTAACAAAATATGGGGATGACTTCTTTCTGGCTTCTCCTTACACGTTTTCCACGACGGGCGCGAAAAATTACGGTCTTCCTGATGGCTCATCAACCTATGCTGTGAATAATGTTACGCCTCCTGCGGTTTATAAGCTTTTAGGCATTGATTGCGGTGTGGCCGTTGGGAACAACGCCTGGGTGACGTTACCAAGATATAACTGGATTGATAGAAACAGGTTCATCTATCCGCAACTGCAAGCAAATGCATTAGGAGTTTTTAATCTTTCTTATCGTCAGATGGGCAATCAGATTTACTTCATTCCTAATCCGACAGCAGGTCAATTCATTCAAATTTGGTACATTCCGATCATGACCATGCTTCTTCAAGATACGGACATGCTAAGTTTCTCTATTTCAGGATGGGATGAATATGTAGTCACGGATGCAGCGATTAAGGCAGCCACCAAAGAAGAAAGCTACGATCTTGTGAACTCGCTAAAACAAGACAAAGCCGCGCTTCTTGAGCGGATCTCCACGACTGCCGCGAATCGAGATGCTGGACAGTCGAATGCCATGAGCGATGTGAGAAGTAATACGGGCTTTTATGATGGCGGAGGATTCGGTGGTACTGGTCACGGAATGGGAGGATGGTAGCCATGTTCTTAATTCCAGGTCTTTCCTTTAACAATAAGTTTGAAAGCGATTGATAATGTCTTCTGGTCAATTTGTTCGACTCAACACTGGAAATCAAATTCTAGACAGAATTCAGGGCAATATTGCCAGTGCATTTAATAGCACTGGAAACTCTGGAGTCGTTACCGTAAAATCTAACAATTTTGTAGTGCCAGCCGATGCTCAATTTGTGATGATACCCACAGCTAGCATTATGAATGGCGCTGTTGTATTGATCGGACTTCCAGACGCGACCAAAAATGCTGGCGTATCGTTCTATTGGAAAAAAACAGATTCCAGTTCAAACACGGTTACTTTTTATACGACTACAAATTCCGCATCTGGAAATCCTCAAACAATTGAAAATGCTTCTACTTACAGCACGAGCTCTGCGCTCGCATCAGGATTTATTTTCTGCGATGGAATCGCTTGGTGGATCGGATAATGTATCAAACAGTAGGAATACCCTTCGGACAGGGAGAAAATACTAAGTTTGATTCAAAGGCATTAAGTGCTCCGAAGCTAACGCTTCTTCAGGATTGCATTTTCACTCAACAGAATCAGATCAGAAAACGCAATGGATTTGACAAGATGACTACTGATGTCGTCGGAGGAGCAACGCTTTCGTCTGTGACAATGGTCCGATCTTATAAGAATGAGCTTATCTGCTCCGGGATCTCGAATTCAACTGGAAATAGACTATTTAGTTATTCTGATTCTCTCAATGCTTGGATTGATAAAGGAAAATATCTTTCTATTGCGGTTTCCAAGCAAATTGTAGCTACACCAGGCTATTTAGCCCAGGCAGAAACGCCCAGTTTTCCGGCTACGCTTTATAATGCCAGCTCCGCGACAAACCAGCTTCAGACTCTTTATGTCTGGGATGCTGGGACAGTTTTAGGAACTGGAAATTATGAAGTGACATTGTCTTTATTTGACAGCGCGAATGTCACTGCGTTTGCTACGAATGTAGCAATAACTAGTTCAAATGCGATAGTAGGATATTCAAAAGCTGTTCTTCTTGGAAGTAGCCAATTAGCAATTTTTTACATTGCCACTGTTTCGGGTGTTCCTTATTTATTCTGTAGGACCATTACTGTAACAGAATCTGGCGGCGTGGTTATTGGAGCAGAAAATAGTATCAGTAAGTGCTCCAGCGATGTAACACAGTTTCCGTATTGCTATGACGTTGTTACCACGTCATCGGGTGCTTTCGCAGCGGTAGGATCTCATGCGCTCGGACAGATCGGATTTTATGCAATAAACACCTCTGGAGCTGTTACTTCCTCTGCTCTTGGCAATTCGGAATCAGGAAGTATTTCTCCGATCTCAATAACTCTGGATAACTCGGGAACTAATGCTTGGATATACTGGGTCTCTGGCTCAAGCACTCTCAATTATGCAGTGTCAAATGCCACCACTCTTGCCGTGGTTCTTGCTGCAACAGCCGCGCAGACAGGACTTTCAGACATTATTCAGGTAACATCACTAGTGAATTCATCAACTAGTCAGACTGTTTATTTGTCATCCTATACTCTTCCGGCGGGATCTCTTACTATCGGGGTGATTTATCCCGTGATTTCTCAACAGACAAATACAAGTGCCGGGTCAACTGGATCTGTTACGACATTGATCAATGGATTTGATATCTATAGTAAGCCATTTTCTATCGGAAACAGAAATTACATGGCTATAGTGAATCTTTCTCAGGGTCTTTCATCTGGATTCATTATTGATCTTGCTGATACCACAGCAGTTGCTAAGTTTCTTCAGACTGCGGCGGAGGGTCTTTATAAATCACTAGGAAATCTGGGCGGATCAAGCTATGTTGCGACAGCGGCACTTGCCATTAGATATCCAGGATTTTTGCCCATTGCTTATTCATCTCCAAATCTGATTAATAGTGTATGCTTAGCCGCCGGTTCTCTCGTCGAGTTAGTGCCAGTAGTACAAACAAGCATTACAAATCTGGCTGCATTTCCAAACCAATTTATTTCTGGTGCTCAATTTGGTGTATCTCTTATCTCGTTTGATTTTGAAAATATCAATGCTTATCAAAGCCTGATTCAGCAAGATACGGTGGTTTTGAATGGAGGTATCGTAGAACAATATGATGGCGGATACATTTCGGAGCTAGGTTATAATGTTGATCCTGATGGCATTTCAGTTTTGGTTAACGGAAGCACTGGAAATATTGGAGCAGGGACATTTGTTTATTATGTTACCTATTCATGGAATGATTTAAATGGGAATCTTCATCAATCTGCTCCGTCTAATCCGATAACGGTTGTGACCACTGGAAGTTCAAATACCGTTATCATTGGATTTTCTGGGCTTACTTTGACACAGAAACAAAATGTAGTTGTCCAAATTTGGAGAACTCAGAACGCAGGTCAGATCGCACATCTAATTTACACGATTCCAAATCCAAATGGATGGAGTGATTCATTTGTCGATTCAAATTCAGATGCATTCATCGCAACCCAGCCTCAACTTTATACGCAAGGCGCGGCAATTCTTCCAAATATAGCTCCTCCTGCCTCTATGGTCATGTGGACGAACAATAACCGTATCTGGGCTGTTGATTCCGAGAATCCAGAAACTACAATCGAATATTGCAAGACAGCATCGAATGGAACTGGAATATCATTCAGCACTGGAAATCTCGAAATCCAGATTGATTCCCTTGGTGGGGCAATTACAGGTGGAAGTCGTATGGATCAAGAAACAGTGGTTTTAAAAGGATCCGCCATAGGTTATTTTATCGGAGACGGAGCTAATGATGCCGGATCCGGTGCAACTATCACAACTTTCCAGTTTATTCCTTCGGATACCGGATGTGTAAATAGCAACTCCGTGTTGTTGACTCCCGATGGAGTCGTTTTTAAGAGTCCGAAAGGGATTTACTGCGTAACGCGCGGTCTTCAGGTGGTCTATTATGGTCCTGAGCAAGAGGCTTACAATTCACAAACTGTAAATTCAGTTAGTTTCAATCAGAATAAGAATCAGATTCTTTATCTAACCTCGTCGGGATTGTCATTTCTCTATGACTATTTTTTCAAACAGTGGTCAGTATTCACGAACTTTCAAGGTGTTTCGTCTGATACTTTTAATGGGTTATTTGTTTATGCTAGAGCAGATGGAACCATATTTCTTGAAAACACGGTTAGCTTTCTTGATAAT